GAACAGGCCGACATACCCAGTAGCGCTACTGTAGTCGCCGCCCACATTGAGCACACGCCAGCCTGAGTTGCAGTAGGCGTAGTCAGGAATGTAGGTTGTCTCGCTGCCGCCGACCTCGGTCGGGAAGAAGGCCCACGGCGCCGTACTGGAAATTCCGATGGCTTTGATCCAGCCGTCGCTTTGCGTCTTCGTTCCTGCGTTCGTATAGCCGCTTGTTGTATCGTCGGCATAGTTTGCCGGGGTGGTGCAGACATAAACGGTGCCATCGGAGAAGTTGACGCCGTCGATCCACTCCCAGATGTTGCCCCACGGATTTTCGATATTGCGGTACTGAACGGCGCCGGCCGTTGTCCGGGAAGAGGCCGCTGTGCCGGTATGGTAGTTCATGCTGTCCGTGCCGCCGGTATTCGCCATAGAGCTGCTGCCGCAGATGCCTATGCCGATGACGCTCTGGCTGTTCCAGTCGGCAAATTCCACCAGGTACAAAAGCCAAACCGCACACCACGAAGCGAAGTCGTATTGCCCCCACTTGCTGCCCTTGTTTTTGGAGTTGGTGCGGGCCGTTGCGCGCGTTATATTGGCCAGCGGCTTCGAGCCGGTTTTGGAGTAATAGCCGGAGATCGTATTATAGCGGCCGACATACTTGCCGGAGCCGGGATGCTTGGTAAAGCCGCTTTTGGCCTTGTCCGCGATGTAGAAGTACCGCTTTTTGTTGGTGGCATCATCAACGATTCGGAAGTAATATTCCGGAATATAAACGGCGGTATCATAGCTGCTTCTGGAAAATCCGGACGCGCCCTTTTTATAGCTGACCGCATTGTTGATGATGTTGTACTCCTCCATGCCACTCCAGGGAAGGTAGCTGTCGAACGGGGAGCTGCCGGCGCCGGTGCCGAGCGCGGGAGAAGGCTCTGTGGTAATGTTGACATTGACCAGCCCGTTCGGGTCGCTGGTCTTAGTCAGACGGCTCAGGGTCGTAGACTGCGCGCCGTAGTTCCAGCACACGCCGAAGACCTTTACATAGGACAGCTCCAGCGTATAGTCGGTATAGGAACTGCAAGCGATGCTGCTGGTGGCTGTCTCGCCGTTCAGCGTAGCGGTGATGCTCCAGGTGCCGGTGTTCGGCAAATAGAACTTTGCTGTCCCGGTACTGGTAGCCGTGAGCGTGGTGGAGCCGTTGACCGCCTTGACGGTAGAGCCGCTGTCAATGGTCACGGTGAGAGTGCAGAACTTCACCGTGGCGGTGTAGCTGCCGCCGGAGGCTGACACCACAGCAGACACCGTGGACGAGGAGACGTTATTCTTGGTGGCCGTTACGGAGTAGGTACCGGCATAGTTGACGGTCAGCGCACACTTCCCGTTGCTGCCGCAGGTGCCGGTGTATTTCTTTGTGCCAAGCGTGGCGGTTACGACCGCACCGGATTCCGCCGTCACGGTCAGCGTGGCGGCGAAGTAGCTCAGCGTCACCGCGTACTGCTTGACCTGATCCACGGTCACGGTCTCGGTAGCGGTGGTCTGGCCGTTCAGCGTGGCATAAAGCGACCATGTACCGTAGCCAGGAAGATCGAAGGTGCATTTGCCGTCAACGCTGGTGCCGGTCAGCGTGGTCTCGCCGTCCGTGCAGGTGACAGCCGAGCCGGTGGTGACGCTGACCTCCAGCTGCGGAGCCACGCCGCCTCCCTTGGGCTTCTCCCAGGTATAGGTGCCAGTCTCATCGTCGGCGGCCGTGCAGTAAAAGGTCTGCATGGTGTCGGTGTTCAGATACGTCTGACCGACAGCGCCCTGTGTGCTGGAGGTCGGGTCGGTCGTGCCGGTGAGCGGCTTGCTGCCGTCCAGTTCCTTGAAGAGCGTGTCGAGGTCATCGGAAACACCGTCAAGGAAGGTGGCGAGCGATTCGCCGTTGTAGGTCAGGTCGGCTGCGTCGCTGGCACCGGAGAGCGTCCATTGATAATTGCCGCTGCCGTCCTTGCCGCTGCAGACGTATTCCTTGCCCGTAGAGCTGTCGTAGTAGTGCTGCCCTGCGGCACCCGCGGTCGTGGCTGTTGGCGCTCCTGAGCCTGTTGCAAGTGGATAGCCATAGTCTTTTCCGGCGACTGCCGCAGAGATATTCCCGTTCCCATCGCCCAGCAGCAGGCCCTTGACCGTGATCTTGTCCTGCTTGGTCTCTACCGCCTTGGCGATGGCGGTGGACATATCGCTCTGTGTGACACAGGCGCTGGTATCGACCGTCACCGTCCAGGTGCCGGTGTTTGAGCAGGAGATCAGCGCATAGAAGGTATAGACGAAATCCGGCGATTCCGTCTTGCTGGGGATGGGAATGCCCTGCTCCAGCTGGAACAGGGTAATCATGGTGGAGCTGCCGCCCTCCACGCTGGCCCACACGCCGTACTGATTGAGCGTATAGGCCGTGTTCGGCGCGGCGATGCGGAGCTTCAGGCGAATACCGGAAGATACCTTTTCGCCTCCCAGCAGGCTTGCCGTCTGCTTCTGACTGACAAGGGCGGTCTGTGCCATCATTGCCGCCGCCGCGACGGTACCCTGACCTGCAGCTGCGCTGTCGAAGTTCAGGGCCTTTTCATTCACCCACTCATTGAGCAGGCTGTTGCCGGCGTTGGTGATGACGCCGTTCCATGTTGCCATAGTAGGACACCTCCGTTTTAGTATCGAATGGCGGTTGCGCTGTCGACCAGCTCGCAGCCGATGCAGGCCGCGCCGAAATACTCTGTTGCCAGACCTCCGGCGTCGTAGTATTCCACCTCGTCAAGCACCGACCGCAGATTTTTATAAAAGGCAACGCGGTCGATCACGCGCTGGTGCCGGTCGGGGTCAACATCCTCATAGGTGGCGTCGATCAGCAGCTTGAAGTGGTACGGCTTTCCGCCGTATTCCCACCATTCGCTGACCTGCGTATCGGGATAGATGGCAGAGATAGCCAGCACGACCGCCGCCTTTGTGCCGAGCCTCCGGTGGACGTTCCACGAGTCCTTCAGCGTCCGGCGCTTTTCCTCCAGGGTGTAGTTGGCATCCCACCAGTCCACCTTGAAGTCATACGCCAGAATATCCAGCAGCTCGTTCGGGAGCTGGTCGATCTGCGAGTAGATATCCACGCGCCCAATCTCGTCTACGCGGTTGGCCAGCACCTCGGCGACGGCAGCAGCCAGCGCCGCCATATTGTCATCGTTGGCCAGGACTGCCGGCAGCGACGCCAGCAGATTCTCCTTCGTGATGCCGTGCGCATTATTCATCCTCGTAGCCCCCGTTCGTGGCGGTGATGGTGCCGACCGCCGCGACCTGCGGCGTCGTGTCGTCGGAGCCGTCTCGCAGCGTGGTAAAGACCGGGCTGGTCAGCGCCACGCGCTTGATGCCGGTCTGCATGAGCTTCCCGATCAGCACGGAGGGGTTGATGTCGCGCCCCAGCTTCCCGCATTGCCACGATACGAATTCGGTCACGGCCTCGTCCACCGCAGCCTTGATCTCCGTGGAGCTGAGGGCGCTGTCCTTCGGCACATAGTAGGTGAAGGTGATGTTATAGCTCACCTTCTGCGGGTCCTTGACGGAGACCTTATCCGTCAGCGGCCGCACCGTGTCATCGTTGCAGGCGGCGAGGACGGCGTTCTTGATCTCCGTTGTGGCGATGGTGCCGTCGTCCATGAGGACGTACAGATCCACCGCTCCGTCGCTGGGGCTGTTCGCCACCACGTCGGCGATCTCGGTACTGACCTGCTTGGCAAAGTAGATATACCCGCCTTTGGCTCCGGCGCAGCTGTAAGCGTCCTGACTGGCGCGCATCAACTCGTAGAATTCATCGTCGGTGGCCTCGTCCGCACCGTCGTCGCTGGCGGTGAGGTTTTCGCAGCTCTCACAGTAGTCGAACAGGTCAACGAAGGTGTTGATCTGTCCTTCCGCGTAGCCGTTGCCGACCGCTCCGGCGGTCTGGCAGCGGATCTGCACGTCGGCATAGGTCGCGCCGATGGACACATAGGCGTCCACGACCGTCTCCCATGTCAGCGTTCCGCTGGCATCGGTGACGCGCGTACCCGCCGGAATGAGAATCGCCGTGGTCTGTGCCTCGGAGATATGGAAGCGCTCGGTGCAGACCGCCGCCTGTGCCGCCGGACGCTGCGTGACGTAGAACAGCTCGGCCAGCGCGTCCAGGTTTTCGCCCTCGGCGCGGCTGGGAATGTTCTGATTGCCGGTGTAATTGTTCAGCCCGCGCTCCTGGATCACCACGGCGGCCACGAACTGAATAAACAGCTTTTCAGGGCTGGCGGGCTTCACGCTGACGCCGGTGATTTTTTCGTAAATGGAGATCAGAAGCGCCTCCACCGTTTCGGTGTCGGTGGAAACGAACTGATATTCCGTATTTCTCTCACTCATTGATGATGTTCACCTCCACGGTAGGGATCAGCCTGCCCGGGGCGGCTTCGTTGACCTCGAAGGTCACGTTCACCACCTCGGCGCGTGGCTCATACTCCTCGACGGCCTCCTTGACCTCGGAATACATCATAGGCATTGCCACGGGCATGGGCTTATCCACAAACTTCTGCGGCAGGCCAAAGCCGCGATACAGCGGGCAGGTACCCTGCCGCGTGGAAAGGATGATCGCAATATTCTGCAAGACGGAGCGGACGGTATCAGTCTCGTTGAGCTGCACCGCGCCGATGTCCGCCGCAGTCACCTTGTAGCTCATGGCAGCTTCACCTCCTCAGATACTCTTGCAGATTGACGGTCACGGTGGCGCTGGTGACGTTGCCACGCCCGTCGTAGGTCTTCATTTTCATCTTGTGGTCGAGCACGGACCAGCGGTATTTGCCGTAGCCCTTGTTGCCGATCACCAGCGGAACGGCGATGCCGCTGCGCTCATAGTTCCACAGCTTCACGACCTCCGTGATGGGGTCGACGCCCAGGTAAGCGGAGAGTACGATGTCGAAAGACATCTTATCGGGATCAAGGCCGGTGAACTCCGTGAGGGCGTGTGTGCCGTGCCGCTGGTGGGTGGCGTACCGCGCCGAACCCGACCAGGTTACATTGTCAATCGTTTTGATGGTGCGGTCAGACACCGTGAATACGATATCGCCCAGACAGCCGACCATTCCCATAATCAAAACCCTCCTAACACAATACCGTCCCCGTTGAATATCGGCAGATACAGGCAGAGGACGCGATCGTTCACCTTCGGCATCCAGTAGGTCAGGTGCGAGCCGGGCAGATGATCGTGCGCAGGGTATTCGCCGGCCGAGCCGCCGCCCGTGAAGGTGTCCGTGATCTCATGTGTGTGCTTCGCGTCCGGCTCAATGTAAAAATCCGCTCCGTAATGCTGGAGTACATAGAGCCAGCCCGAAATGATGCCCGTGTCCTTGAATTTGACGCGGGCTTTGCGCTTTGCGCTGTCAATGGCCGTTACCGTGCCGGTCTGGACAAGCCCCGAAAGGATATTCTGTTGTTCGCCCATCAGTACCCCTCCAATGTCTTGCGCAGCTTGACCTGCGTGGTGTAGCCGGACGAGCCGACCGAATGCGCGGCCTGCTCGACTATGTATTTCCCGTCCCACGCGCCCCAGCCGGTGAGCATGGCCGTTACGCCGGCCACGATGTCCGGGTTTCCGGGCAGCGTAAAGGTGGCGGTCTTTGCGTACTTGTTGTGCAGCCGCAGATACTTTTCGGCCTTGGTCTTGGCCTCGGCCACGCTCGCCACTTTCGCGGTGATCTCCAGCTGCTGATTGTTCTTGGCCTTGTCGTTGTAGTCCTCGACCTTGACGGTGGCCTCGATGCACTTGCCCGTTCCCGGGTCGGTGTAGCTGACGCGGCAGGAAGCGTACTGCGTGCCGGCCGTTCCTGCGTTCAGCTTGTGCTTGGTGTAACTGCCGCTGCCGCGGGCGATGGTCAGCACGGGGTTTTTCTTCTCATAGTCTTCCTGGTCGAAAAGCACGATCAGGTTGTTGGTGGCTTTCAGCGAAATACCCGCTTCATGGCACAGTTTGGAAAGAAAGGCGATGTCGCTCTGTTTGCGTTGCTCCACGCGGGAATAGGATGGGTCTTTCGTTGCGAGGAACATACAAGCCATTCCGCTGACTGATGCCATTTCGTTGGCGATGCCGGAGAGCGTGTAGGACTCCCATGCCTTGGATTTCTCCGTCTGTCGGATCTGCACGCTATACGGCAGCGCCGTCGCCTTGATGGTGATGGTGTTCGGCGGGCCGGAGGCGTCAACGCTGTCCAACTCAAACTGTCCGCAGTCCAGCACCTTGTCCTTGCCGCCGCCCGTCCAGTTCTCCCGGACAAACACGGCGCTGATCTTGAAGCCCGCGCCGGAGGCGGACGAGGAAGCGGAGGCGGAAGCGTCGCCGCCCCCGCCGTCCGATTCCTTGATGTACGATGCGCTGACATAGGCGGTCTTACCGTTGTAGCTGACCTTCGCCCAGCCGTTTTCGATGCTCTCGACCTGTACCTCTGCGCCGCAGACCAGCGCGCCGTACTTGCCGTAGCTCGTACTGGGGCCGGAGCGGACGTTCAGGCCGCTTTTGGCCGTGACCTTGTAGGACTTGGCCGTACTCGCCGCCTCGCTCTTGGCAGACGCGGAAAGGCTCCCTGCTGAGGCCGCCGCGTCGATGACGTCGGTCAGCCACTTTTTCAGCCATACGTCGTCGCGGTCCTGAAGCTTCAGCTGCAGGTCATCCGTTCCGTCCTCTTCCCTGTCGGTATAGGTGGCCGACAGGAGATAGGGGCGCATGCTGCCGGTGATGTCCACTCCCTGGAAAAATATCTGCGCCGAAACGCGGCGCGCCTGATTCGGGTTGCTCATCCCGCCACCTGCTTCCACGGGGGCAGGGCGTCGCTGACATCCTCGGCGGGGTCGGGCAGCTTCAGCACGATCCCGGCCGGGAAGGTGTAATAGCTGAGGTGCTGCGGATTGAGATTCATCAGCTTATCGGTGTACGACACGCTCCCCAGCTGAGAGAAGGCGATGCTGTCCCACATATCGCCTTGAATGGTGGTATAAGTTTTGCTCATGTGAAACTCACCCTCCTCCGGTCATACTCGGCTTCTTCGATAACTTCAAGCACGCGCTCGGCAAATTCGTCGCCGTACTCGTGCAGAGCATCTACCGTCTCCGGCGATGCGCCGCCGTTGATCTGGAACACGATCTGCAGCTCCGTCGATCCAGCGCCGGAGCTTGCGCCCGGCTCCGCCGAGAGCGCACCGTCGCCGTGGATGGCGTGCAGCGCCTCCAGCAGCTGCGGGGCAAAAGTGATCGCCTGTATCTCCATGCTCTCGCGCATGGCGGCGGTCTCCTCGGCGGTCATGACCTGCTCGCCGCCGTTGAAGTAGACCAGCTCCGGGCCGTTCTCGCCGACGAGGGCGAAGCCCGGCGCGGCGGACTGTGTACCGACCGCGTAGCCCGGGATGCTTCCGGCCGTCCCCGTGCCGGAGGTAGACAGTGCGGCCTTGGCTGCGGCGGCGATGCGGTTGTAGGCGGCGGTCACCTGGGGAAGCATTCCGACAGCGCCGTCGATGAAGCCCTGAATGGTGGCCTGCGCGCTTTCCTTGGCCTCGTCGCCAAGGTCCATCGCTTCAATGTCCTCAGCAAGCGCCGTCTGCAACTCGTCCATGGTGGTCGTGAAGTCGGTTTTGAGGTCGGCCACGCTCCCCGCCGCATTCTGCTGCTCCTGCTGCAAGGTCTGCCAGTTGGCCACCATATCGGCCAGCTGCT